AAGCAACGTTCCGCGAAGTCTTTGAACCGTAATGGCAGTAGCAGCTTGGGCCGCTAGTACCGCATTTTCTGTTGGCGACATCCGTCGTCCCAGCACAGGTGAAGGCACTGGCCTGTCTTTTCGATGCACGACTGCTGGTACGTCAGCTAGCTCAGAGCCCAGCTGGCCCAACTTTGTTGGTGACACTGTTACGGATGGGACGTGTGTTTGGACTGCGATTTCTGCGGTTTATGACGAGCTGTTGAAGCTCAACCCAAGTGCAATTATCGAGCTGTTTGAGGTAAGGCTGGATTCAGCATTGCATGGCAGCAGCGACATATATCGGTTTCATGCGGGGTCAAATGCAAAAATTGACGGCAATATCATTTTTGACGGCAACACATATTCTCGTATTCCGGTCGTTGCTGATGGATTTGAGTACACAAACACCGGAACACTGCCCCGCCCAACACTGACCATTAGCAACCTCGACAACACGATCACGGCGCTGTTGCTTGTTGTTAATGCTCAAACGGCAGGCAATGACTTAGGTGGCGCCGAGGTCAGAAGGATTAGGACGCTGAGGAAGTATCTTGATGCCGCTAACTTTGTGACTACAAATTTTCTGATCACACAAGGCGGCGATCAACTGATTACCCAATCTTTAGACAGCTTGGTTGCTGTTGGAGGTTTTGTTGCATCAGCTGACCCAAACGCTCGTTTCCCTGATGAACGTTGGTTTATCGACCGTAAGTCCAGCGAAACACGCGACAGCGTGACGTTCGAGCTGGCAAGCAAGTTTGACCTAGCTGGTCAGAAGATTCCCAAGCGTCAGGTCATCGCCAACATTTGCCAGTGGAAGTACCGCAGCAGCGAATGCAGCTACACCGGCACTGATTACTACGATGTGAACGGCAATGAGGTCAGCACTGAAGCGCAGGATGTTTGCGGCAAGCGGGTTGCTAGCTGCAAGCTGCGGTTTGGCGAAAACGCCGAGCTGCCGTTTGGATCATTCCCTGGAGCGGGTCTGACCAAATGATGCGTCTGTCGGCAGCCATGAAGGCTGAGATTTTGGAACACGCAAAAGCTGAAACACCCCGCGAGTGCTGTGGCTTGGTTGCTGTTGTGAAAGGACGGCGCAAGTACTTTCCGTGCCAAAACATTGCTGACACGCCAGACGAGCATTTTGTTCTTAGCGGTTGGGACGCTGTAGAGGATCAAGGCGAGGTGATCGCCATTGTCCACAGCCACCCAAAGACCAACCCTGAGCCATCAACAGCTGACCGCGTTGCTTGCGAAAAGTCAGAACTGCCGTGGTTCATCGTCAATCCAAACATTGAAGGCTGGGGCTACTGCGAGCCAGCAGGCTTTGAGCTGCCGTATGTGGGACGTGAGTTTGTGTTCGGCGTGGTGGACTGCTATACGCTTGTGCGCGACTGGTACGCAAGGGAGTACGGCATCCAGCTGCGGGACTATGACCGCCGAGACAAGTTTTGGGATCGCGGCGAAAACTTGTATCTAGACAACTTTGCTGCTGAGGGGTTTCGCAAGATTCCTGTTGAAGAGGTGCAGCGCGGTGACTTGATTTTGATGAATCTGGTTTCACCGTTGCCGAACCATGCAGCGATCTACCTAGGTGACTCTCAGATCCTGCACCATGTGCAAGGAAGGCTGTCGAGCAGGGATGTTTACACCCTTGGCAGCAGTTACTATGGCAAGAGCACTGCCTGCGCCTTGAGGCATGAACAAAGGTCTGAAGGTAGTTAAGGTCTATGGCGCTTTGCGTAAACGGCTTGGTCAATGCCGGTTTGAGTTTGATGTAGCGACACCAGCACAAGCAATTAAGGCGTTGTGCGTTAACTTCCCAGGGCTAGAGAAGTGGTTAATTGATAGCGAGCAGGACGGCGTTGGTTATCGTGTCGCAATTGGTAGAGAGAAAGTAACTGAAGAAAATGTTGCCCCTTTGTTAATGCCTTTTAGCGATCGAGAGGTGTTTAGCATTACGCCCGTTGTTGCTGGTGCGGGCCGTGGTGCCGGTCAAATTTTTGCAGGGCTTGGGATTATCGCTGCTTCAGTTTTTATCCCTGGCCTTGGCCTTGGTCTGAGCGGTGCATTAGTCACAAAAGTAGGGTTGTTTGGCGGTGCATTACTTCTGGGGGGTATTGCACAAGCAATTTCTCCTCAGCCTGAACTCAACAGCACGCTTGACGAGTCAGTGCAGTTGGAGTCGTTTACTTTCTCCAACGTCGTCAACACCAGTCGTCAGGGGATGCCCTGCCCAATAGCCTATGGGCGGGTGTTCGTTGGATCGGCGGTGCTGTCCAGCGGTCTTGACGTTGACCAGGTGCAGGCATGACACAGACCAAATACGTTGTTGGTGCTGGTGGTGGCGGTGGTAAAGGCGGCGGTGGCGGCAGCAGGAGCACGCCAACCGAATCGGACGATACGCTCCAGTCAACACAGTTTGCCAACGTCCTTGACCTGATCAGCGAAGGCGAGATCGGAGGTCTTGATGATGGCAACAAGAGCATCTTTTTAGATGACACGCCTGTTCAAGCCGCTGACGGAACCAATAACTTTGAAGGTTTTACTGTTGTCACCCGTGTTGGAACGCAGGCTCAAACGCACCTTGCTGGACCTTTTAACGCAACGGAGCGAGAAACAGCAGTTGGCGTTGAGGCTACAAACAGCAGTTCTGTAACCCGCAGCATTACAGACACAACAGTTGATCGCTTGCGTGTCACGCTGACGATCCCATCACTGCAGGTATTAGAAGACGATGGCGATATTGTTGGTCACAGCGTTCGCATCAAGATTCAGATCCAGTACAACGGTGGCGGATATAACGACGTCATTGATGACACGATCAGCGGCAAAAACAGCAACCGTTATCAACGCGATTATCTAGTCAATGATGTGCGGATGGTGCGTGTCAGTGCCGACGAAACAAGCACGAAAAAAGCTAGCACCACAATCTTTCAAAGTTTTACAGAGATTATTGACGATAAGTTCCGCTATCCGAACTCAGCACTGGTTGGGCTGCGGTTTGACTCGCGTCAGTTCAACAGCATTCCAACCCGTAAATATCTGATTCGTGGAATCAAGGTCAAGATTCCAAGCAACGCGACGGTAGACACCACAACACATCTCGGTCGGCTGACGTATTCCGGCATTTGGGATGGCACGTTCCAAGCTGCGACATGGACAAATGATCCGGCCTGGTGCCTATATGACCTCTTGATTTCTGAGAGGTACGGGGCAGGTGTGCCCGAATCAACGCTCGACAAATACGACTTTTTTGCGATTAGCCAGTATTGCAACGAGCTTGTTGATGATGGAGCGGGCGATGTGGAGCCGCGTTTCAGCCTCAATATGCTGATTAACAGCAGGGACGAGGTTTACAACGTCATCCAGCAGATGACCGCCATCTTCCGTGGCATCAGCTATTACGGCGCTGGAACGTTGCAGCTGCTGCAGGACAAGCCGTCTGATCCGCAATATCTGCTTAGCCCTAGCAACGTTGTTGACGGGATTTTTCAGTATCAAGGCACGTCCCAAAAGGCACGTCACACCGTGGCTGTTGTGGCTTGGCAGTCATACGACACCCGTGGCGATATTGAATATGAATACGTTGAAGACCATGATGCGGTCGCTAAGTACGGCATTATCAAAAAGGACATCAAGGCCATTGGTTGTTACAGCCAGGGGCAGGCGCACCGCATCGGCAAGTGGACGCTGTTGTCCGAACAAAACCTGACTGAAACGATTCAGTTCAGCGTTGCAATCGATAGTGGCATCATCCTGCGACCTGGCATGGTCGTTGATATTGCTGACCCTGTTCGTGCTGGAAGGCGTCTTTCTGGTCGCGTCAAGAGTGCGACCACAACAAAGATCGTCACCGACCATGCTGATGGCCTAGTCACTGCTCTGGCTGCTGCAAACAATCCAAAGCTGTCAGTAATTCTGCCGACCGGTTTAGTCGAGCAAAGAAATGTGCCGGTTGGCGGCATCACCTTAGTAGGTGGTACGGAGACTGACTCCATTGGAAGGATTGACCTTGAGAATGACGTAGATGCCTTGTTGCTTGAAGACGGCGACAGGTTTTTGCAGCAGGGTACTACGATTGCTGACGGGGCAGAGATCGACGTTTCCAGCGCTTTCAGCGAAGCACCTGCTGCTGGATCGGTGTTTCTGTTTCAGAACGACGAGATTCAGTCTCAACAGTTCCGCGTTGCATCTGTTGCTGAATCAGAAGACGGGATTTATAGCGTCAGTGCTGTTGCCTATAACAGCACGATTTATGACGCGGTTGAATCTGACAATGAGCTGACCAATCGCGACATCAGCAACCTGTCGTTGATTCCCAACGCAGTTGACAGCATTAGCCTTGACGAGTTCTTGTACGAAGAAGGCAGCAGCGTGCATGTTGGCGCGTCAGTTAGCTGGAACCATGATCGTGTCAACGTCAGTGAGTTCCGCGTTCAATATCGTATTGATAACGATAACTGGCAAGCTGTAGAAACATCTTCGCCGTCAGTGACTCTGCGAACACTGCGTGCAGGTCGTTTGTATGTTCAAATTCAGGCCAAAAACTCTTTAGGCAAAGGCAGCCAGATTACGGCTTCAAATTTTCAGCTATCAGGCAAGACTGCTGCACCTGCTGATGTGGCTAACTTCAGCATGATTCCAGTCAACGGTCAGGCACGTTTGACCTGGACGCAAGCTACTGACCTAGATGTCCGTGTTGGCGGTTATGTCCGTTTGCGTCATTCGCCTGATTTAAGCGGCGTCACATGGCCTAACTCAACCAGCATTTCCGAGCAGATCTCAGGTTCTGCAACTGAAGCGTACGCCGACCTCAAGCCTGGAACTTATAGCGCCAAGTTTGTTGATTCTGGTGGCCGCGAAAGCCTGAATGCTGCGCTGATTGAATTCACAAAACCCGATCTTGAAAGCGTTGAAGTTGTTGGCGCGTTGGGTTCTACAGAAGACCCATCGTTTACAGGCACCAAAACCAATTTGGTTGTTGACACCGTAAATAATGAGCTAGAGCTTGGGACTACAGGCAATGAGCTAAGCGCACTTGGTGATTTTGACCTTGAAGACGGCAACGGGTTGTTATTGGAGGACGGTGAAACTTATTTGCTGCAAGGCGACGACGAGCTGCACCAATCTGGAACGTATGTCTTCAACGGCGGCAATGCGTTTGAATTGAGCGATGTCTTCAGCCTTAGGTTGGATAGCACGCTTAGGGCTCGTAGTTTCTTCCCGTATGGGGAGCGCATCGACGATGAGCCCGATATTGACGCAGTAACTGACTTTGATGGCACCGCGCCAAACACCTGTGATGTCAAGCTGTTTATTCAGACAACGCAGGACGACCCGTCAGGTTCTCCGACCTATACCAGCCTGCGCCGCTTTAATAATGCAGAATTTAAGGCTCGTGCCTTCAAGATCGAAGCTCACTTCAGCACTGGCGGCCCGCAGGAGCAAATTGCTGTTGACCAGCTCCGTGTTGAAGCTGCAATGCCAAGGCGGTCAGTGACTGGATCGGTGACGACTAGCACCAGCGCAGACGTGTCGGTGACCTATGGCACCGGCAACAAGTTCTATGTGACGCCTTCTGTGGGAGTTGTGATGGCGGCGCAAAATAGCGGCGAGAACTACATCATCAGCAACTCGTCGGCTACCGGATTTGATGTGTCGGTCTATGATTCGGTTGGCGGTAGCAGGATTGCTAAGGCGATCACCTGGACCGCTACTGGTTACGGAATCGGCTGATGTCCTTTGTAAACGAGACAAAAACCACTCCGATCCAGAATGACACTGGAGCGAACGTCCGAGCGGACATCAACTCCAACATGGCTGCGATTTACAGCCTGAACGCGAGTTCGTCTGAGCCTAGTGCCGATAATTCTGTTGCCCGGATGATCTGGGCGGATGAAACCAATAACGAGTTGAAGATTAGGAATGGAACCAATACGTCCTTCATAACCATAGGTTCTCTAAACGAGACCAACCTTGGATTAGCAACACTGGCTAGCCCTACATTCACCGGCAACGTTGGAGTACCGGCCGGAACGGTTAGCAGTCTGCCAATCCGGCGATCTGACGACACCGATACCGGGATTTACTTCAGCGCAGCTGACACGCTTGATATTGCAACGGGTGGAACGCGTCGTGCCCACTTCGACAGCAACGGCATCACGATTCGTGATCGCAAAGCACTAAGGCTGCGGGATACGAGCAACAGCAACTTTGTTGCACTTCGCGCTCCAGACAACGCAGCAAGCGACATCACGCTGACCTTGCCCAGCAGTGATGGCAACGCCAATGATGTGTTGCAGTCAGACGGCAGTGGCAACCTGAGCTTCACTGCCTTGCCGCAGGCTGTGCCGAGTGGAACAGTCCACCTGTTTGCGACGACTACTGCACCAACGGGTTATTTGGAGTGCGACGGCTCAGCAGTCAGTAGGACAACTTACGCCGATCTGTTCGCGATCATTGGTACGACCTGGGGCGCAGGCAACGGAAGCAGTACGTTCAATTTGCCTGACCTGCGTGGTGAGTTTGTTCGTGGCTGGGACAACGGCAAAGGCACTGACTCAAGCCGTAGCTTTGCAAGCTCGCAGGCAGACTCCAATAAGGAGCACAATCACACTGCAACGTCTACAACAACAATCAGCCCAGAAGACCACAACCACGTTTTCCCTGGTGATGACCAGCTGTCCTTTACAGCTGATGGACAAGGCGGATGGACGAACAGAAAGACCGGCAATTTTAATTACGACGCTAGAAGCTCAACAAGCGGTAATGGCTTCATTTATCGCACCAGCGATGCGACCCTTACGGCTAGCACTTCCACGTCTATTGCCAATGATGGTGGCAGTGAGGCCAGACCGCGTAACATAGCAATGATGTACGTCATCAAAACGTAAGCCATGGCCGACCGCAAAATTACTGATCTATCTGCTCTTGGTGCAGGCAATCAGGCAACGGGCGACCTGCTGACGATTGTGGACGTCAGCGAGAGTGCTGCGGCTGATAAGAATAAGAAGATCACGATGGAAAACCTGTTTAAAGGTATTCCTGGGGATGTGGGAATTGGCACGTCGGCGCCGGGCGCTCCACTAACAGTTTTTGGAGGGAGTGCATCAAGTCCCACGATCCGCATTGAAGGTGGGTCTAGTGGCAATGACAATGCACGAATTGAGTCGGAATTTAACCTTATTCTTGCGTGTAATGGCGATGGGGATCAATCAGACAGAAAAATCCAATTCAGAAACAGTAACACTGACTTGGTCACCATCGACAGCTCTGGAAATCTTGGCATTGGAGATACGACACCAGACTCACCATTGCATGTAAAAAACAGCGCTAATACGGTTGCACGTTTTGAATCAACTGACTCAATCACACGCATTGTTTTAAAAGACAATTCAGGAGAGAGCAGACTCGGCACAGACGGCGACAATATCACTTTTCATACTTCGTCAAGTGAGAATGAGCGCGTACGCATCAATTCAAATGGCAAGCTCCTTGTGGGGCACTCAAGCGCAACTGATGTTGCAGCCATTCAGTCCCAAATTCAAGTTATTGGCGCTGATGCTGCGACAGGATCTATTGCGATCCGTAGAGACCAAAACGTCGCTAGCGGCCCTTTGCTTGTCTTTGGCAAATCAAGAAGCGGTTCGAGAGGTGGCAATACTGCTGTGCAAGCAAACGATACTATTGGAGCAGTTTTATTCAATGCTGCTGACGGCACAGATGTTACTACTTCTGCTGCAAGAATTAAAGCAGAAGTTGATGGCACCCCTGGGTCAAATGACATGCCAGGTCGGCTTATTTTGGAGACGACAGCGGACGGTGCAAGCAGCCTGACGGAAAGAGTCAGGATCGATAGCTCTGGCCGCGTGGGGATTGGAGAAACAAATCCAGGGCATCAATTAACTGTTAAGGGTACCGGTTCAAATAGTGCGATCGCAAACTTTTATGGTGGAACGGTTGGCAGAGGACTTGTTATTTCCACCAGCAATGATGGGGGTACTGGGGACGATACTGTTATTTACAACGCAACACAAAATAGTGGCAACCATGTTTTCCAAGTTGATGCAGATGAAAAAGCACGCATCGACAGCAATGGGCGGTTGTGTCTTGGGGCAAGTACTAGCGACGTTCTTTCTACTTTTACGCTTAGCAGCACCAACGCCTACAGCTCAACAGGAAACGTCAGTGGCGATAACGTTGGGTTGAAGCTATATAACTCAAATGGTACTGATGGGACAGGCGTTGATAATTACTCGGGCCTTAGGTTCCAGGTTGGAAGCGGTGCGGCCTCTATTGGCCACTTAGCTTATGAGAGAACTGCAGACAATAAAGGTGACTTTGTTTTCAATCAACGCACTGGTGCTTCTTCTTACGCGGAAGCGGTGCGAATCACCAACGCGGGGCGGTTGTTGGTTGGAACCAGTAGTTCCCAAAATCAATATGGATCAGAGTCTTACTTGCAAGTTGTTGGCGATGGTTTTAACTCGTCAACAATCGCGTTAAGACGAGACCAAAGCAATGCAAACCCTCCAGGGGTTATCTTTGCAAAAAGTCGATCTTCGTCTGTAGGAGGAAACACAATTGTTCAAAATAGTGATGCAGTTGGGTCATTATATTTTGCTGCTGCTGACGGCAGTGATTTAACAAGCCTCGCTGCACAAATCAAGGTAGAGATTGATGGCACCCCTGGCTCGAATGACACGCCAGGACGCATCATGTTAATGACCACAGCGGATGGCTCAGCTAGCCCTTCCGAAGCTTTTAACATTAGACAGAATGGAGAAATAGAAAGTGATCCTACTTATTCAAACACAACGGCAGGTGCCGCAAACGTACACATCACTTCAAGTGGGTTCTTCGCTAGATCTACTTCCTCTGAAAAGTATAAGACCAACATTGAAACACTTGAAGACTCATATGCTGACGCAATACTAGATATTCGCCCTGTTTGGTATCGTTCAACTTGTGAAAAAGATAACTCTGAACACGGATGGTGGGGATTTATTGCAGAAGAAGTTGCTGCTGTTGATCCTCGCCTTGTCCATTGGAAAACAGTAGAGGTTTCGCATGATGAAGACGGAAGAGCAGTTAAAACGCCTTGCGATCCTGAGCCCGAAGGTGTTGCTTACGATCGTTTCGTGCCTCACCTGTTGAACTTAATTAAACGCCAACAGTCTGCGATTGAAACCCTAGAGGCCAAAGTTGCCGCCCTTGAGGCGCAATAGGTAAACTTCACCTGCAAGGACTTTCCCAATGTCTACACCCACCACAACGTTCACTTGGGCCGTTGGCACCATGGATCGTCAGCTGAGCAACGGTGCTGTGCAAACCGTGCATTACACCGTTTCAGCCAATGACGGCACCTATGAATCTGGTGCGTATGGCAGTGTCGGTCTGGACCAGCCTGAAGATGATTCTGAATTGACCGCGTATTCAGAGCTGACTGAATCTTGGGCAGTTGCTGCTGTGCAAGCCAAGCTTGGTGGTGCGGACAAGGTTGCTGAAATCGAAGCTGCGCTCCAAGCACAAATCGACAAGCAGCGCACGCCTGTTACTGGCTCTGGAGTTCCTTGGTGATCGAGTTAAGCTGTTGTTGATTGCTTAGGTCAGATGGCTAACGTCAAAATTACAGACCTGGACGCTATTACGTCAGTTGCCGATACTGACGTGGTTCCGGTTGTTGACGTTAGCGCTGACACAACCAAGAAAATTACAGCAGCAAATTTGTTTGATCGGCCATCCGGTAGTGATTACAAGATTGATGGTGCGACTGTTATTAACAGCACCGGCCTGGGCTCAGCCGTAGTCAGTTCAAGTTTGACGTCGGTTGGAACAATTACATCAGGCACTTGGAACGGAACTGCAATTGCATCTGGCAGCATTGCCGACAATGCAATTACAGCGGCCAAGCTTAACAGCGATGCTGTAGAAACTGCCAAAATTGCAGATGACGCTGTAACTGCAGCCAAGTTGGCTGACACGGCTGTAACAGCAGGAAGCTATACAAACACAAGTTTGACCGTAGACGCGCAAGGCAGAATTACTGCTGCATCAAACGGTTCTGCGCAGGTTACAAGTTTAAATGATCTTTCCGACGCAAAGACAACTGACAGCGGCGCTGCCGATGAAAGCATTTTTATTGGAACGGATAGCGGTAGTTCTATAACAGATGGCAATTCAAACGTAGCGATTGGCTACAAAGCCTTGGAGGATGCTACAAGTGCTGATCAAGGGGTAGCTATTGGGTCTGGCGCGGCGTTGGACGTTACAACTAATCAAAACTTTGTGGTTATCGGGTACAACGCAGGGCAAAACCAAGTAGATAGCTGCGTTTTTATAGGCAGTAGAGCCGGGCAAGATAATACTGGAAGTGGAAACACCTTTTTAGGTAACGGTGCAGGACGAGATGCAACATCTGTAACTGGCTGTACGTTTATTGGCAATAGCGCTGGAGCTGGCATAAGCAGTACCACTAAGCCGACAGGAAGCAATAATACCGCTGTGGGGGATGTAGCTTTGTTTTCTCTTCAAATCGGGGACGACAATACTGGAATAGGCTCTAGTGCAGGAGCAGCCGTTACTAGCGGAGATGGTAATACATTTGTTGGAAAAGAAGCTGGCCTTATTGTTAACACTGGAGACAACAATGTCACAATAGGCTATCAAGCAGGAGACGCATTAACCACCGGCTCAAATAACATTATTTTGGGCGCCAATACTGATGCTAGCTCTGCAACAGTAAGCAATGAAATCACATTAGGTGATTCAAATATCGCAACTTTGCGGTGCAATGTGCAAACAATTAGCACTTTGTCTGATGCACGCGACAAGACTGATATTCAAGAGCTGCCTGAAGGTCTTGCGTTTATCGACAGCCTCAATCCCGTCAAGTTCCAGTGGCAGACACGCGACGGCAACGGCAAAGATGGAACGTATGAAGCTGGCTTCATCGCTCAAGAGCTTCAATCCGCGCAGAGCGAAGCAGACGCTGACTACTTGGGCCTAGTGATGGATGAAAATCCTGATCGTCTTGAGGCTTCCTACGGAAAGCTCGTTCCAATGCTTGTCAAAGCAATTCAAGAGCTAAAGTCCGAAGTGGAGCAGCTCAAAGCCAACGCAGCATGATTTCTGCTGAAAGATTGTTCCTGTGTTGGTGGTTGCTTGTCGCCTCTTGGCTGATGGCAATCGTAAGCACAGCTCATATCATGTATGGCGCTGGCTACTCACAGGCACAGCGTGATTTTCCTGTACACAAGCAATGCAACGCCCTGACCCGATGATGACCGCCAGCTATGGCGCGACAGATGTAGCTGCTCAAAAAGCAAGAACGCTGTGGCTTGAGGAGTTGTTTTGGCTTGATGGCCGGGACATGATCTCGCACCCAATGCACGGCTTATTCACGGGCTTGGCTGCCAAATATCAGAACTTGGAGTCAACTGACGGCTACTGATGGCCAAGTCACTTAACGGGAATGTCTTCATTGTCGGGAAACCCAAGCGGACCACGCAGGGAGCTGGCAAGCACAGTCGCCCTAAAAAAGGCAAAAAGAGATACCGTGGCCAAGGCCGTTGATTTAACTTCAAATGCTCAAAGCTCTTCTTGTGAGTTCTGCCGTCGTTGGCAGTGCTGTGCTGGGATCTCCTGCAATCGCAGGCCCCTA